CTCTTTGCCGTCAATGGCGTTGATGCTGTATTGCAGTTCGTCATTTGGCGTGCTGTATTTGCTGAACCCCATCAGGCCCGGCAGGCGGGATGCGGACATCTCGCGGTCATCAGTCAGTTTTCCAGCCATGTTTTCTCCTTGAGTGTGTATTGGGCGATGTGTTTGCCGTTGACCTCAATGGTCTCGGTTTCGATGTGGTGGCCAGCTTGGCGCAGGTCGGCAATGCGTGCGGCCAGTCGGAAGCAGCCAGCCTTTTGCAAGGCGTCCATGGCTGTCACGGGTCCGCTCTTGAGCATGCCCAAAATCTGTTCACATTGGCTCATGCTGGCACCCCCATTGGGTTGAGTCTGACCTTGGCCTCTTCCTGCGTTTGCCGGCAAGGCGGCTGCCAGCCGTGGCGCAGCCAAGTTTTGGTGATGTCGGTGGCCGCAGCTGGTGTGTATGGCCTGCCCTGCAGCAGCGGCTGTGATGGCATTGTGCGCTTGATGTCCATGATCAGACCCCCAGCGCCAGCATGACGCCCCAGCCTGCGAATATGGCGAAGCACAAAACGGCCTCTGCGATCTCTTTAATGCTCATCTCATTCTCCAAATTTTTGTGCTGCCAATTCCTGTGCCCTGGCAGCTTGGGCAATAAGTTGCTGGCGCTTGGCTGCGTTGCGCTCGGCCCGGCTCATGCGCCAGCGGCCAACCAGTGGCAGGCACAGCTGGCCAACCACGCAGAGCACGACGAAAACAAGCAGCCAGTCCATGATCAGATCCGCTTGAGCAGGTTGCTGACTTGGCTGGGATGCCAGACGCAGCCGCCGCGAGGTGTCTCAATGCCACGGGCTTGCAGCACCTCGGCGATGTCGCGCATGGTCTTGGCACCAGTCTTGGCGATGATCTCGCGCACGACCGGGCCAACGCGCTCGGCGTATCGGTCAGCCTTGGCCTGCAGCTTGGCGATGCCTGCGGCGCTGCCCAGCTCTGGTGTCGGGCTGCCCAGCTTGCGGCCCTGTGCCTTGATCTGGGCCAGCGCTGCCTTGGTGCGCTCGGAGATCTTGCGGGCTTCGAGCTCGGCAAACACGGCCATCATTTGCAAGAAAGTGCGGTCAGCCTCGGGCATGTCAGCACACACAAACGGCACGCCAGACTCCAGCAGGCCAGAGATAAAGTGGACGTTACGGGCCAGGCGGTCGAGCTTGGCGATCACCAAGGTGGCCTTTGTACGCTTGGCCAGGCTCAGTGCGTGAGCCAGCTCCTCGCGGTCATTCTTGCGGCCAGACTCGACCTCGGTGAACTCGGCGACCAGCTCGGCCTGGCCGATGTGGCGGGCGACAGCTGCACGCTGGGCATCCAGGCCCAGGCCAGACATGCCCTGGCGGTCGGTTGAGACACGGTAATAAGCAACGAATTTCATGGCGATCCCCTTATGTGCCGTATGTGCCCCAGGCGGGCATGGTCATGGTGAGCTCTTGTGCTGTCCAGCACATCTCATGGCGCTGGATCTCGCCAGCCATGAAGCGCTGATAATCGGACAGAGCCTGGGTCAGGCGCTCGACCCGGCCCAAGTTCCAATCGGTGGGGTTGACCAGGGCATCGCCCTGGGCGCTGACCAGGTTGCCCTGGATGCGGTCGAGGTTGCGGGTGTGGTTCATTTTTTTCACCTTCAGACTGCAACGGTTGGAACGATCTCGATGCGCAAATTAGCGTTTGCCAGGAATTTAGCGTTGCTCGCGGCGGCTTTGGCGCGGTCGTTTGAAGACATGCCGCGCCATGTGCCGTATGGCAGGTGAGGACGGGCGCTGGCTTTTGCGTTTTCAACAGTGGCTGAAAAGCCAGTCTCGCAGAATGGACGGCCATCAAGACTTGTCCATGTGGCACGCCATGCTACGGTGTAACTACGGGCGCTCTTGCGGGTGATGCTGGTGCCGTCTGCGAAGGTGGCGGTGTATTTGATCATGTTGCAATCTCCTTGCGCTTCATCTGCGCGTTGAACATGGAAGGATTGTAGCATGGATGTGATATCACTCCACAAGCCCCCCAAACAGGCCAAAACATAGGTGCTTACCCTAAGAAAGCAAAAATAATTGCTGGCCTCTTGTTGAAGCGATATCAATGCGACTACACTCTGGGGCATGCAAACCAAACGCACACCCGTTCTGGCCCGTCTGCACGCAGACACCCGCCAGCTGCTGACTCGGGCAGCAGAAGACCAGAGGCGCAGCCTGTCCAGCATCATTGACCAATGCGTGCGAGACCAGCTGCAGCCACGTTATGGCCAGCTGGAGCCACGGCTGCAGAAGTTCCTGATGGGGGTCAAGCAATGAGCATGAGGCGCACCACTCACACCGTTGAGACCTTGAAGACCCGCATTGTCGAAGAGGGCGAGTGCTGGCTTTGGCAGGGCTATGTGGCCAACAACACCCCCCAGGTGATGACTTACCCTGACGGCAAGAAAAAGATGGTCAGCGTGCGCCGTCTGATGCGCGAGCTTGTCAGTGGCCAGCGCCAGCCTGATGGCCACTACAGCCACACATGCGGCAATGTGCTGTGCGTGAACCCTGACCACACGCTCTGGCGAGGCCATGAAGCCCACATGCGCAACATGGCCAGCAAGCGCCGGGTCAGCGATGTGACGGCCAACAAGCTGCGCAAGTTCAGGGTCGAGTCAGGCCTGGCCAAGCTGGACGAAGTCAAGGCCCAAGAGATCCGCAACAGCGAGGAGTCTGGCCAGGTGCTGGCTGACCGTTATGGCGTGAGCAAGAGCTGGGTCAACCGCATCAAACGCAATGAGGTCTGGCGCATGCTGTCAAACCCCTGGAAAGGACTGTTCAAATGACCCACCAAGAAGCCACCAAGCTGCTCGACATGGCCAAGGATGGCCAACCCATCCCAGGCGATGTGCTCAATGAGGCGCTGTTCATGGCTGGCGACGGTGCCTGCTGGCGCGACCTGCCATGCCCAGACATTGAGGAGTTTGTGCAGGCTTTGCGGCAGGCTGGTCAGCTGTGAGCGCCGCGATCTACTTCGTGGTGCCTGGCGACCCGCAAGGCAAGGGCAGGCCCAAGGCCAGCAGCCGTGGCGGCTTCGTGCGGATGTACACACCTGCAGCCACCCGCCAGTACGAAGAGAAGATTGCCTGGGCGGCAACGCTTGCGAGGGGCACTTGGCCCGTGATGTGCACACCCATGAGCCTGCGCGTGGTGGCCCACCACCCGATCCCCGTGAGCTGGTCAAAGCGCAAGCAGCAGCAGGCTCTGGCTGGCGAGCTGGTGCCCGGCAAGCCAGACCTGGACAACGTGGCCAAGGCCGTGCTGGACGCGCTCAATGGCGTCATCTACCTGGATGACAAGCAGGTCATCAAGCTGGTGGCCGAAAAGAAATACAGCTTTGACCCCAGGGTCGAGGTTTATGTGCATGAGGTTTTGAAGTGAAGAACATTTATCTGGACGGCAGCCCACGGGGCAGCCATCAGCTCAAGTTTTGCGACAAGTGTGAGACCAAGCAGCCACCCGAGGGCGGCGTGCAGATGGCTCCGAGCCGGTGGTACTGCGCTCAGTGCTGGCTAAAGCGCAACCGCAAGGAGCAAAAGAAGTGAACGACAAAGATCGCTTGATTTTGATGGCCGCCGTCTTGGCGTCTGTGTTTGTGTCGGCCACCGGGCTGTATTGGCTGGTAAAGCTGCTGGCGTATATGTGGGGGATGGCATGAGAAAGCGTAGCAGCTACCGCCCTCGCCCGCAGCTGGTCAACCCCGTGCAGTGGGTGCTGGGTGGCTTTCAGCCCGTGCGTGAGAACGAGCATGCAATCGGGCTGAAGATCAAGAACCACCAGGCCATGCTGGACATGACCGCTGGCCAGGCCAACCGCAACACCATTGATGTGCTGATCGCAGCCATGAACATGGCCGAGGGTCTGGCCATCATCAACCCAGACAAGCTCGGTGGCCATCTGTCTGAGGAGATCCGCGCAGCCCAGGACGCCATCCACACCATGGGTAAGCGCTCGCTGGCCAAGGGCGTGTATCGCTTCACCGGGCCAGAGATGCAGGCCATGAACATCGGCATGGAGATCCACGACCAGCAGCTGGACACATGCAACATTGCCGAGCTGCACCAAGCCATCGACCTGGTGGCCAAGACAATCCGCACAAAGAAAGCGAGGGCTGTTGCATGAAGCGCCCTCAAGAAATCCCGCCGTGCCACGTTGTGGTGCCTTGGAGCGCCATTGGCAAGCGCAGGCAACTGTGGGCCAGCTTGGCCTACATCTGGGGCTTCAAATGGCAATGAAGCGCCCGTTCAAACCATGGTATCCAAAGCACAAAGGCCCACTGGAGCCAGACCGCACCATCATTTTGATGGGGCATGCACGCGAGCTGCTGACCACATGGGAAGTGCTGCGCGACAAGAAGCTCATCGAGCGGCATCTCAAGACAATGGACAAGCGCTATGGCGAGGGAGCAGAGCAGAGGGTGAGGTTTTACATGCACCAGGTGGCCAAGGATGAGCGCTGTGCCTGACAACATCGTGCCCTTCACGCTGCCCAAGAAGCCGCGCATCAAAGAGCGAGAGATGGACCCAGACCAGCGCAAGGTCGCTGTGCTGCCCATTCGCGCCATCTCTGACAAGAACCTGACCGATGGCATGTTCAGGACGCTGGCCATTCTGTGCAGCTACTGCAACCGCGCGGGCCTCACCTGGGTCGGGCAGATCAGGCTTGGCAAAGACATGGGCGTGAGCCAGCAAGCCATTGGCAAACAGTTGCTTAAGCTGCAGAAAGCAGGGTACGTTGAGGTGGTGCGCAAGAGCTTCAGAGCAGAGCGAGCCACCACCCTGCGAGTGATCTTCGACCCAAGCGTGACAGCAGAAGACGCCATCGCCATGACAAGCAACAAGGAAGACACCAGACCGCCAGCCATCCGCGAGGAGCAAGAGAGGCAGGCGGCTGAACAGATTGACCGAGAGGGTCAAGCCAGGATCGCCAAGCTCATCAGCCAGGCGCTCAAACAACCACCCAAGAAGGAGTATTCGATGCCAGCAAAAGGCGAAACCAGAGCAGTCAGGCAGGTCAAGGAGGCCATGCAAAAAGCTCAATCCAAGCGCACCAAAGCTGTGGACAACACAGTGGACAACTCTCCACCATTCACAACCCCAGAGGTTGTACATGAGGAGGCTCTCCATTCACAACCTGAGAGCGCTCCATTCACAACCTCGTTCACAACCTCTGAGGTTGTACGATCACCAGAAGAACACATAAGAGAAGAGAATATAAAGAGTAACCTTAGAGATAAGGTTAATAATAAATCTAATGTTCTGTACAACCTTGAAGTTTCTGATTTCGATTTTCTGATCGACAGCAAGATGACGCCAGAGCAGATCGAGGATTACGCCGGAACGCTGCTGCCGCTGTTC